GACTGGTGGTAACCCAGGCGCAAAAGTAACAGCATTTAGAAACTTTGTACAGCTATCAAGTGGAGTACAATTGAGAGTCGCCGAAGTTGACTATAATGGTGATATGGAAATTTTAAGAGTTGTGCCGTTTAAATATTCAGAAAAAACAGATATACAACTTCAAGCAAAAACATATACTGATCACGCTACATCCATTTTTGCTGAAGGTATAATCGTAAAGGAATAAGAAGATGATTGTCAAACCATTAACAGTAGAAGTAGAATTAGATACAACACCGTCAACCGTAGATGGTGCTGCTATTGTCAGACTATATAATATTGATGCAGGAGATGTAGTAATTACAAATACTACAACCAGCGCTAGTTTTACGATGCCAACAGGATCGATTACTTTCTGTCAAAAACTTCCTACTGAAACTTTGACAGCAAGTGCGAATGTAAAAGCTACTTCAGTCGCATTCACTATATCGTAGGAAAAAGATATGAAGCTAATAACAGAAATACATGAGTCTTTAAAAGTACTCACAGAAGAAACAAAAGATGGAAAAAAGAATCTCTTTATTGAAGGAGTATTCTTACAATCAAACATTCCAAATAGAAATGGCCGCAGATATAGCTCTGAAATTATGGAGCGAGAAGTAAACAGATATATGCAAGAAACTGTATCTAAAGGTCGTGCATATGGTGAGCTAGGTCATCCAGATGGACCAGGCATCAACCTAGATAGAGTATCACATATTATTACTGAGTTGCGCAGAGACGGCGACAACTGGATAGGTAAAGCAAAAATTTCTTCTACTCCTATGGGACAAATTGCTGCAGGTCTTATTGAAGACGGCGCACAATTAGGGGTATCTTCACGCGGCATGGGTTCTTTGAAAGAAGGAAAAGACGGAATCATGGAAGTACAAGATGATTTTTATCTTGCTACTGCTGCTGATATCGTCGCCGATCCATCTGCACCAGATGCATATGTTAATGGTATCATGGAAGGAGTTGAGTGGGTGTGGGATCATGGTAAAGTGGTTTCAAAATCTGTAGAAGAAATGAAGGAAGAGGTTGAAAAGGCATCTCGTCAGAGAATCCTTGATGAGCAAAAAAAGCTTCAATTGTTTGAACGTTTTATCAATCAAATCTCTAAAAATTAATTTTTATAAATACATAAACTAGATATAACTAGGGAGTACATCTAATGTCTGAAGAAAATCAAGTTGAAGTTGAAGAGACAGTAGATGTTGTTGAAGAGCAAGAAAACAATCTTGATGAAGCTTCTTCAGCGGCAGCTGCTACTCTAAAGCCTTCGGCTACTAAGTCACAGATGCTTTCTGATCTGATGAGCAAAGTTGCCGGCATGACTAAGCAAGATCTCTCTTCTTTCCTCGACAAGACACTTGCTCAAGTCGGTAAAGAAGCAGATGGTATGCCTGACAATTCAGGTAAGAATAAAGCTTCTGTAAGTAATAGTGGCGCTGGTGTTCCTTCACCGCGTGTTGCTGTTCCTGCAAAGGCAATGAAGGAAGATATGGACGAATTGCTCGGCGAGCAAGATGACCTGTCAGAAGAATTTAAGACTAAGGCTTCTACAATCTTCGAAGCTGCTGTTAACAATCGTGTATCACTGATTGAAGCAGAACTTGAAGAAGCGTTTGAAGCTAAGTTGGAAGAGCAAGTAAGTGCTTCTGTTGAAGAACTTCACGAGTCAGTAAACCAGTATATGGATTACGTCGTAGAGAAGTGGATGGAAGAGAATCAAGTTGCTCTCGAAAATAATTTCCGAGTCGAAGCCACTGAGAACTTTATCGATGGTCTTAAGAATCTGTTTGCAGAATCTTATGTTGAAGTACCTGAAGAAAAGATCGACATGGTTGATGAATTGGCCACACATGCTGCAGAGTTGGAAGAAGCTCTCGAAGCCGCTGAAGCCAGAAATCTTGAACTCACCAATTTGATTAACGAAGCTACTGTTGAAGCAACTTTCGAAGATGTATCTGAAGGTCTGGTTCAAACACAAGTTGAAAAGCTTCGTTCACTTGCTGAAGGCATTGAGTATGCTGATGCTGTAGAGTATGGAGAAAAACTGAAGATCATTAAGGAACAGTATTTCACTGAGTCTAAAAAAGAGGAAGGATCTACTGGTCTAATTAATGAAGAAGTTTCTGTTGGTTCGAATGATGATGTTGAAGATGATGATGCGATTCGTGTAACACCTGAGATGCAAAATTACTTTAATGCTATCAAGACTTCAATCAGAAAATAACTTTTTTATAAATAGATAAGTATATCCAAATAAAATAATAGGAGTAACACTACTATGAATTTAAATGAACAAATTCAAAACAAGTGGGCACCAGTGATTTCGCATCCGGATCTTCCAGAAATCTCTGACTCACATCGTCGAGCGACAACTGCTGTCATTCTCGAGAACACTGAGAAGGCTCTTCGTGAGTCTGCTGAAATCGGTGCTCAACAGAACCTGATGGAAGCTCCAACTAACGCAATCGGTAATGGCCTTCCACACTCTGGTCAGGTTGCTACGTTCGATCCAATTCTTATTTCTCTCGTTCGTCGTACTCTGCCAAACTTGATGGCATATGACGTTTGTGGTGTACAGCCAATGACTGGTCCTACTGGCCTGATCTTTGCTATGCGTTCACAGGTTGTTAACGGCGCGAACACTGCTGCTCGCGGCGAGACTTTCTACGACGAAGTTGATACTGGTACTTCTGGCGAAGGTGGTTACGGTTACGATAACGACGGCGTTACTACAGAAGCTGGTTTCGGTGCTTCTAAAGAAGGTGGTATCGCTACTGCTACTGCTGAAGGCCTGGGCGAAACTGGTAACGAGTTCAACGAGATGGCATTCACCATCGACAAGATCTCAGTTGAAGCTAAGACTCGTGCACTGAAGGCTGATTACTCGCTCGAACTCGCTCAAGACTTAAAAGCTGTACATGGTCTTGATGCTGAAGCTGAGCTGAGCAACATGCTTGCAGCTGAGATCCTTGCTGAAATCAACCGTGAAGTTATCCGCACAATTAACTGGACAGCTGTAGCCGGTTCACAAGGTACAGTTGCTTCTAACGGTACTTTTGACCTTGACGTTGACGCTTCTGGCCGTTGGTCAGTAGAGAAATTCAAGGGTTTGATGTTCCACATCGAGCGCGAAGCAAACAAAGTTGCAAAAGACACTCGTCGCGGTAAGGCTAACCTGATCATCTGTTCTTCTGACGTAGCTTCTGCTCTTCAGATGGCTGGTGTTCTGGATTACACGCCTGCTCTGAACAGCAACTCTTTGGCAGTTGATGATACTGGTAACACATTCGCTGGTGTACTCAACGGTCGCTATCGTGTATACATCGATCCATATGCAACGACTAACTACATGAACATTGGTTACAAGGGTTCAGGCGCATTTGACGCTGGCCTCTTCTACTGCCCATATGTTCCACTGCAGATGGTCCGCGCTGTAGATCAAGACACTTTCCAGCCTAAGATTGGCTTTAAGACTCGCTACGGCATGGTTGCAAACCCATTTGCCCGCGGCGCGACTACTGCTAACCAAGGTGTTATTGGACAAGCTTCTAACGTCTACTATCGTAAGTCTTCTGTATCTAACTTGCTATAATAAAAAGAATCTCTTAAGAGATCATTTTACGGGAGCTTCGGCTCCCGTTTTTTATACTTGTACAAAACACATAAATAACTGTATAATACATTTGTGGTAACAATATGCTGCAATCAATTATTTTATATCTAGTATTATGGTCAACAAGCGGAAATGAATTTATAATAGTAAGAGATGATAAGTTTTTAGTATACAGTAATGAGCCAGTCATATATTGTACAGCTGAAAAAAGTTTAAAGACAGTTACAAAAGAAAAAACTTTTTACTTGTATTGTAAGACAGAACGATTATACTATTTTATGACTGGAAAAGATACGACAGAGATTGTGATCACAGGAGCATATAACGCATGACAATGAATAAAAACATGCTGTCCCCAGTAGGATTTACATTTAATATTAAGAAATTGCCTGAGATGAATTTCTTTGTGCAATCTGTCGACATGCCCGGTGTAACTCTTGGTTATGGTGAACAGCCAAACCCGTTCAAAAAGTTACCTGTGTTTGGTGATCATTGGGAGTATAATAGTGATCTTACGGTTACATTTAAAGTCAATGAAGATCTAGGTAACTATATTTCTATATACGAATGGTTACAAGGGATTGCATTTCCAGATGAATTTCCTCAGTTTGCAAATCTAAATTCAGAACAAAATAACTTGTCCGGTAATGGTTTGAAATCTGATGCTTATCTTATGATTCTTTCGAGTGCTATGAACCCTATTGTTCGTATAGACTTCGAAGATATATTTCCAATCTCTCTCGGCAATATACAAATGGATTCGCGTGATTCTGATATCACTTATATCGAAACAACGGTCGAATTTAAATTTGACAAATATACGTGGAATTATAATTTCTAGCATTTACAAGTCCATAAAAATGTAGTAGAATAACATATTATGGTCCATAAAAGTGCATTATGAAACTCGAAGAAATATTTGAAATATGGGAAGAAGACGCCAAAGTAGATCTTAACGAACTTGGTAACGCCGCTCTCGATCTTGCCAAGCTGCATCAAAAATATTATAGGTTCCTATCACATGAAAGACTCTTACTCAAAAAGATGGAAGGAGAGCTTAAGACTCTCAAGCTTGAGAAGCAAGAGTTCTATGCTGATGGACCTACTCAAGAACAAATTGATAAAGGTTGGCAGCTACCTGCTAAGGGACGAATATTACGTAGTGACATCGCAACTTATCTTGATTCTGATTCTGATATTATTGCTTTTAACTTAAAAGTAGCATATCAACGGGAAAAAGTTGAGTTACTGACAGACATTATTAAAACCATATCCAATCGAGGCTTTCATATTAAGTCTGCAATTGATTGGGAAAGGTTTAAAACTGGAATGTAATGGATAAAATAGTCGTACATAAAATTGATGAAGTACACAATCAAGTGTTTTGTGATGATCTTGGTATTATGCAAGAGATGTCCGACTACTTTACATTTAAAGTGCCCGGTGCACAATTTATGCCTGCCTATCGCAACAAAGTTTGGGATGGTAATATTCGACTACTCGATATGAGGACCGGTAAACTCTATGCCGGCCTAAATAGTTATGTCGAGATCTTTGCTAGAGAGCGAGAATATCAGGTTGAATATGCGTATGATAATTCAACAAATAATTTTTCTGTCGTTGAGGCTGAAAAATTCCTGTCTGAGCAAAAGTTTACGATCACTCCTCGAGACTATCAAATCAAAGCTTTCGTGGATGCTGTACGTAATGACCGTAATCTATTCCTTTCTCCCACTGCCTCTGGCAAGTCGTTTATTATATACATGATCATGCGTTGGCATTTGAAGCCAACACTCCTCATTGTACCTACCACCACTCTCGTACATCAGATGTATTCTGACTTCGAATCTTATGGGTTTAATTCGGAAAAATATTGTCATAAGATATATTCAGGTCAGGATAAAAAGACAGACAAGCCTATTGTGATCACTACATGGCAGTCAATCTACAAACTACGTAGAGATTGGTTTAAACAATTTGATGTAGTCATTGGTGACGAAGCTCACCTCTTTAAAGCCAAATCACTTACCTCTATATTGACCAAGCTCGAAGATTGTAAGTATCGATACGGTTTTACCGGTACACTCGATGACTCACAAACTCATCGTCTCGTTCTTGAAGGACTATTTGGTCCAGTTAATAAAGTGACTACAACAAAAGAACTCATGGATGCTGAACATCTGGCAGAGCTGAATATAAAAATCATTACACTTACATATCGTGATGAGATTCGTAAAGCTGCAGCATCATTAAAATACCAAGATGAAATGGACTTTATTGTATCATATGAATCGCGAAATAACTTTATAAAAAATCTGTCATTATCATTGCAAGGCAATACACTTTTATTGTTTCAATATGTTGAAAAACATGGTAGAATATTATAT